CTTATTATATGTACAAAGATAAACTAAATATAGACTCTAATTTAATCAAAGTTTCCAACGAACGAAATAATAAAAGTAAATATTCCAGAGTAAAAGTTTTTGATCAGATTTTTAGTAAGTATTTAGAAAAAGGTTTAATTTGTACTGTAGGTGACTTAACTAGTGAGATAATCAATTCTAAGATTCCAGTCCTTATTGATATATGTATTAAAAGCCAGTATGGTTCTAAGAGAGAATTTTATGTTATGTCTATGGAGGCTAAGATCATAAGTAGATATGTAGAAGATTTTTTCAAAAGTTTATGTCAAGATTTGCCTAATGAGTTCATAAGTATTTCAGGTGATAAAAAAATAAAATTATTAAATGATATATTTCATCATACCTTTAAAACAAGTACACATGCAAAGAGAGAAATGATTTTTACTAATGGTGATTGTAGTAAGTGGTCAGCTTGTGAAACAATGGAGAACTTCATGACTATGATAAGTGAATTTAAAAGTTTCATACCTATACAAGTATTCAACAAACTCATAATGGTAATGCAACGATGGACTGAGAAAAGAATTTATTTACCTGAAAGTATATTAAACAATGTTAAGCCATTCTTAGATATAACAGACTATTTAATAAATACTGAAGGTTTTCTCCGAAGTAGTCAAAATTTCTTACAAGGTTGTTTTAATTACATGTCATCTTTTAAAGCATGTATTGTGTATGATTATGCTATTTATTGCTATGGTAAATATTTATTGAATAGATCTTTAATCATTAAAGTTATTGTTCATTCTGATGATTATGTTAATATAGCATCTTATAGAGAGTTCAATGATTATGTTATATTTAGAAAGTTACAGCGTTATTTTATGAAACTAGGAGGTATACTTGATAATAATAAAAAGACCAATACACAATCACATATCATGGAATTTATTTCTCTTTTTGGAGTAAATGGTAATGTGTATTATCCTAATATTAAAAAGTTAAAAGAAGTGAACAATTTATTGCCCACTACCTCACATATAGATGATATGTCAGCTATTTCTTCTAGGATATCAGAATGTATAAGAGTAGGTTGCAGTGCTCAACAAAGCTGGATCTTTGGAAAAATTCATGTTTACCAGTATATGCTGTCAATGAGTATGTTAAAAGGTATGAGAAATCATGACCCTGATGCCTATAAGAAACCAGTACAATGCTTTGGTATTTTTGATGTTTTTCCATTCTTTCATCTAGAAAATGGTATTGAAGCTAATAATTTAAGATTATTAAACATATTTGAAGGACAAGATATTTCATTGAACTTGCAACAAAATCTCAATATATATAATCATATGTTTATTAACAATATTAAACCTGTTTATAGGCTTATAAACTATAATAAAAAAATCCAAAAAATTAGAAAAACACTTAAATATTCATTTGAAGAGATAATAGGATTTTTGAATAAAAATCCGGCTTATTTATACACTAAACCCGTGAATGATAAAGATCTTGAATATTGGATGACTTCTAAATACTATTCGAACACCTTTTCTAAAGCATATGCACATGAGGGTACTCATACTAGGCTTTTGAAATATAGTTATATAGTGTCTAAAAATAGTTGTTTTTTAACTAAGCATGACTTTACATTATGTGAAAAATTATTTTCTATTAAAGACTTTTTCAATTTTTACTCAACCGAATATCCTAACATTCAACAACCTACAATTATAGAAATTAAATTGAACATCGTTAATAATAACTGTGCAAACAATATACTTTATAATTGGTTTAAAACATTAGAATTAATACAAAAAAAACCAAAAACAACTGTGATTTCAAAACCTTATCTGTTACCTGAAAAACCTAAATGGTTAGATTATAAAGTTGATTTAACAGATGTCGTAACTGAAATGTGTGATCCTAAGAAGAATATGGGTAAGGTTAATTTGCAGGATATCAGGGAAGTTACTCAAAATATAAAATTTAAAACACAAATATATGAAAAATTTTTAGAACTTAAATCTGTGGATGTACTCCAATCTACTATGTGGTTATATAATTTTATTACTGATCAAGGAAACAATGTCAGATTGGTTTTTTGTGAAAAAAGTGGCACAGATTATTTAGATTTTATTAAGAATTTATTATACTCTCAAACTTATACAAATTTTAGATTAAATTTTAAATATCATGCCTTTTTTGTTGATATTAATCAGTTAACTATGCAACCCATGAGCTTTAACCTCAAATTCAAAGTTTCACATTATATCAAACCCATATTACAAGATTTAAGTATCCTACAATTGGCTTTACTATATATCTATGACCAAGATATTAACTTCATATTGAAAGGTGAAATTATATATGAAAGTGTTTATTACACTGTAAGTAGTTTTATAGATCTGGCAAATAGCAATTCAGAGTTGTTGGATTCTAGAAGTATCAAGATACTGTCTTACTTTAATTGTCTGTTAGGAAATTTTGAAAAAATAGAATACTTAACTAGAGCCACTTCCAATATGTCATACAAATTTGAAAAAAAAGT